GATACTGATAATGTAAATGATAATGTAAAGAGTAAGGTATTTAAAGAACCCACACTTGAAGAGTTAAAAATTGAGTTTCCAAATTTAGATGCACAAAGGTTTCACGACTTTTATTCTTCTAAAGGTTGGATGGTAGGTAAAAATAAAATGAAAGATTGGAGAGCAGCAGCAAGGAACTGGTTAAGCAGAAATGAATTACCTTTGAAAAGTACCACAATTAAGAAAGCTAATTTAGATGATTGAAATAGAAAACAGCATATTAGGACAAATATTTCTTTATCCTGATGCACACAACTACATAATGAAGATGAACCCAAATTGGTTTACTTCATTTAGAAAAGACGTAGTAATTACGATGCAAGAGTTTTACATGAGCAATCAACCTGTTTCACTTTCTACAATAGGCTTAAGACATAGAGAACATATAAGAGAGATTGCAACGATGCAGAACTATGTTACTACGAACGTCCATTTAGAGAAAGAGATTCTTCAGCTTGAGATTACCTACAAGAAAAACAACATACAAAGTAAAGTTGCTCATTTAGATTTCTCTAAAGAACTAAACGAAATAATTTCTGACATCAATTTGATGGTTACCGAAAACACCGTTAACGTAAGCAGCAAGGCCACCGTTATTTCTTCAGTAGCAGGTAATGTGATAGATAATTTATACGATGCAGTTAAAAGAGGAACTAACATGACAGGTATCTCTACTGGATGGAAGTACTTGGATAAGTACTTGGGTGGATGGAATAAAGGCAATATGGTTGTAATAGCAGGAAGACCGGGAAGCGGTAAAACTGCAATAGCTCTTTCACTTGCTATAGATTGTTGTAGACACGCAAAAGCTTTGTTTATTTCTCTTGAGATGTCAAAAGAAGAACTTGCAAAAAGATATCTTTCATTTATCGCCAATGTAGAGAACTACAAAATCAGAAGTGCAAGAGTAACTGAAACGGATTTAAAAGAAATAACCGATAGGCTTTATGGAATGAACATGGACTTTTTCCTTGATGATGGAAGCAATAGTGATATAAACGACATTGTAGCCAAGATAAAACTACACAAGGCTAAACATGGTCTTGACATAGTTTTCATTGACTATATGCAATTAATTAAATCACATCAGAAAGTAAGAGAGCAAGAGATAGCACACATCAGCAGAACCCTTAAACTATTGGCAAAAGAGTTAGGAATAACTTTGGTTGCACTTGCACAGCTTTCACGAGAGACTGAAAAGAGAGCAGACAAGAGACCAATGCTTTCTGACTTAAGAGAAAGCGGTCAGATAGAACAAGACAGCGATATTGTACTATTTCCTTTTAGACCTGCATACTACGCTGACGAAAAGCCAGAGGTAGAAATGGATGCAGAGTTAATAATTGGGAAGAACAGACATGGTCAATGCGTTGCAGTACCTATGACTTTTGAAGGTAAATACACACGTTATAAGGAGCAGATAATATGAGGCACGGATCACTATTTAGCGGAATAGGTGGCTTTGATTTGGCTGCCGAGTGGATGGGTTGGGAAAACGTCTTTCATTGCGAATGGATGGAATTTCCAAGAAAAGTATTGGACTATCACTTTCCAAGTGCGGATAGTCATATAGATATTTGTAAAACTGATTTTAAAAAATATGCAAACACAATTGATATTCTCACAGGCGGATTCCCCTGTCAGCCATTCAGCACCGCTGGAAAAAGAAAAGGGACAGATGATGAACGCTACCTCTGGGGCGAGATGCTTCGAGCAGTACAAGAAATTAAACCCAAATTCGTCATTGCAGAAAATGTATTTGGTATCACGAATATTGATGGCGGATTGGTATTCGAGCAGGTGTGCCTTGACTTGGAAGCTGAAGGGTACGAAATTCAACCGTTTATTATTCCAGCTGCAGCCAAAAACGCTGTCCACCGCCGTGATAGATGTTGGTTTATCGGAATTAGGAATGCTACCGACACCAACGGTGATGGACTCAACCAATGCAACGGCAACGATGAAATCAACACAGGTCAAGGAGGGGAGTATGCACTCGGTGACGCTCAACAGGGCAATGTCAATGGGGATGCTACCAACCCCAACGGCAGGGGAACACAAGCACGGGAAGTCGGAAAAGTACTGGGAAAATCGGATAGACAAGGGCAGACAGGAGGATTTATCAATGATGCTTTACAAGGGAATATTGCCAACCCCAACGGCATCGGACAGGAATCAAGGTACTGCGAAAATTCACCCAACTTATCCAAGGCACACGGATTTAAACAATTTAATGTCGCAACAAGTTGGCAAGAATTCCCAACTCAATCCCCGATTTGTGGCGGAGATGATGGGCTTCCCACCCAACTGGACGGAATTACCTTTTCAAAGTGGAGAGCCGAATCAATAAAAGGATACGGAAACGCAATAGTACCACAAGTAGCATTAGAACTTTTTAAAATAATAGAAACAATATGAACTACCAAGCAGATTTAATTCAACTAAAAGCCCAACACGCTCGTATGAAAGCGAGATACGAGGCTTTACTATCAAAGAAAGACCAAGAGATTGAACTCTTAAGAAACATGATTCTTAACCCTAAAAAAATAATCAAAGTGCATCACAAGAGCCTGGACAACCTCATGAAGATAGTTTGCTCTGTAACAAATGTACTACCAACAGAGTTTTTTTCTAAAAAAAGAAAACAGGAGTATGTGTTAGCTCGTTCATTCTTCTGCTACTTTGCCAACGTCTACATGAAAGAGGCAACGGTTAAAATAGGGTTGTATATCAATCGTGACCATAGCACCGTAATTCATGGCAGAAACATGATAGGCGATTTAGTACACATTGGATCTAAATACGAGATGAAGCTATTTAAAGAAATTCAAGAGCAACTAAATGCGATTCCTGACAATTACAATGAGGAGGTCCTACGAATCAATCCATATTTGTCTTAACACAGATGAGGAGCTAATGTACTACTATAAAAAGTATAGTAAGCAAGGGTGGACTCTTTATTCAATAGACGATTCAGATAGAATAGTATGAACATTATAAACTTTAGCGGAGGCAGAACAAGTGCTTACTTGACAAAACGTCTGATAGATGAAGGCGGTGAATACCTTGTTACCTTTCAAAATACAGGTAAGGAGTTACCACAAACACTTGATTTTGTAAATGAATGCGACAAGAGATGGAATCTTGGAATAGTTTGGTTAGAATATCGTAAACCTGCAACTTTTGAAGTAGTTACATATGATACCGCTTCACGCAATGGAGAACCTTATTCTCAACTATTAGAACAAAGACCATCTTCTATTCCTAATATGCAGTTCAGATTTTGCACAATGGAACTAAAGATAATGACTCTTAAGCGTTATCTAAAAAGCATAGGAGTTACTGACTACACTTCTTTTAATGGTATACGTTATGACGAGCCACGCAGATGGCAAAAAGTAAAGGACAGCGATATTGATGTAGAACTGCCTTTAGTTAAATGGAAGGTAACAAAGAAAGACGTTTTACATTGGTGGAAACTACAAGACTTTGATTTGATGGTTAACGAGCCTTACGGAAATTGTGATTGCTGTTTTTTAAAAGGAAAGGGTAAACTTGCAACAATAGCTAAAGAAAAGCCAGAGCTATTTGATTGGTGGATTGACATAGAAAACAAAAGCGGCAATCAATGGAAAAAGGAAATAACCTACCAACAAATAAAAGACAAGGCACAAAGTCAATTAGGTTTATGGGATAACGACCCGTCCTTTGAATGCTTTTGCAATGTAGACTAATGTTTAAAATATCTTTAAAACTTGTTAAAATATAGGGGTTAACTTTGATGTATAAAAAAGGCAGAAATCATAAAAGACTTGACTACTCAAAAGTGGGTACGGGATTTCTGTCAGAAGATTGCAGGAGAGTTAGCCTCTGATTTATATCAAGAATTATTTCTAATCCTATGCGAGAAAGATGACAAGTGGATTGAAGAAAAATACACAAGCGGTTATTGGGAAGGCTTTATAATTAGAATTGGCTTAAATCAATTTTACGGTAAACGCACTAACTTCCAAAAAAACTATCTTGCTCCTATTGGACTTTATGACATCGTAGAAGTACAAGAGATAACAACCTTTGACAGCCATTACAGAGAGATGCTACATTTAGCCATTGAAGAGGTTGTAGAGAGCAGAGATTGGTATGAGCAGAAGATTTGGACTTTATATGCTGAAGGAGACAAGACTAAAGATATAAAACCACGAAGTGCCAGGAGCATAAGCAGAGCAACCGATATCAGCAGACAAGAAATCTTAAGAGTAATCAACACAATTAAAAAAGAAATAAATGCAAGACTTATTAGTGATTTTGGGGATAGCATCGATGAGTTTGATTTTTGTTAGGGAGTTTGGATGGAAATATTCCAAGCCTTTTTCGTGTGAGCTGTGCATGGCATTTTGGATCACACTATTTTGGTATCATTCCCTAATCGGAATTCCTTTTGCTTTCGCAGCAGCAACAACAGCAACTTTATTAAATAAATACATATGACCAAAGAAGAAATCTTGTACATAACAGGAGACGTTTACCAGAACTTCCTAAAATGGAAAGCATCTGGAGTATTCAGAGTCGCTCCTGAAGACAACGTAAAAATCAGAGACATCTATTTCAGAGAGATGGGCAGACCGATGCCAACTTGCTCTAATTGTTTTGTTGAGTCATTGTACTCACTCATCGTAAGAGCAAACGCACATCATGCTGAATTAATGGAAAAAGAAAGAGAACTTGAAGCAGCAACAATTGCAACAGATGAACAACCAAAGAGAAGAAGGCGTAAATAGTTTCGGAGGTAATTGGTCAGACATCCAATGCTTCGATTGGGAAATGCGTAACGGAATACATTTAGATAATCCGTCATTCATCAATCTCTACAAGGAAACTACAGAACTAATAACAAACGAAATTCAGTTTAGTTCATTCACAGATTTAGGCGGTGGAGTAGGTGCCTATTGTCAGCAGATGAAAGCAGCAGGTAAAAAGGTAACATACTACGACCTTAACCCTCATCACTTTGAATACGCACACGAAAGGAATGTAGCTGACTCATATCATTTGGGTGACTTCACCAATATGATGATAAAAGGCGATTTAGTAAGTTGCATAGAGGTTGCTGAACACATCACAGATGAGAAGCTAATTC